GATTTAATAGTTGTTGATTCAGATGTAGGTGGGGATATAAATTATGAACTATCATATGTTCCTTACAAGCCATTTTTAAAATCACTACTTCAAAATACCCCGATTACTGTGCTTGCTGATGGGACAGCTACTACAGACTTTTTTGCTAGGGCGAGCCTTAATATAGTTGCTACCAGTATAAATTTCATTAATGCTGGCATTAAAGTAGGTATGTACATAAAAATAACTAACACTACTAGCAATAATGGTATATTTAAAGTAACTTATGTAGCTAATTGGGAATTAACTGTTACTCCTCAACCTGTATCTGAAGTTAGCTCTGATCCTATTATAACAGCAGAGATGGTACGTAATGGTAGTATAGCTCCGCAGACTTATACATTTTTAAAGCGAATAGAGGGCATAGCAGCTACAGCATATTTTTACTATACTGGTTGTGTTATATCTGCTATGTCTTTTAACTTTAGCGCGGGTTCTATACTTAATGGTACTATGTCGGTAGTAGGGCGGACAGAAACAGTTACAGAAACTGCGATATCAGGCTCTAGTTACCCGCTTCTTGATCCTTATAAGATAATGAACTCTGTTCAGTCTTTAAGTGATATTTCTATAACGGGGTTATCAGCAGATACGTGTTTTAATACATTAAACTTAACGGTTAACAATAATGTACAACCAGCTAAATGCATAGGTACACTAGGAGCGCATGATTTAGCTTCATTTACGCTAGACATAACTGCGGATATTGAATTATATTTTGAAGATATTGTAACATACACTTTGTACAAAAACTCCAGTTCTTTTTCACTATCATTTAGGCTAACCGATGGTGATGGGAATTTACTGATAGTTACTTTACCTGCTTGTAAATTTGAATCTTTAGATTCGCCTATTGATGGAAAGGATAACTTCTATATGCTAAGCGGTTCAATGCGAGCAATTCGAGATTCGGTTACAGATTGTATGATACAATTTGACTTTTTTAATGCTTAACGCTATATAGGTGATAACATGCCCGTTACAAGCACAAATTATACCAGCCTCTATTATGAGCCGGAAGCTACTCCTGGGACTACTCCTGATAGTCCTAGTTTTGATGAACTACCCACCACCGGGGGAGCACCTGCTGGTAACTTAACTACTGCGGTATCTGAGGCTATCCGTCGTGATCGTATGACGGATGACTTAATCGTAGTAGATTCGGAAGTTGGTGGCGATATCAACTATGAGTTATCATATCTTCCGTATAAGCCTTTGCTTAAGGCTTTGCTTCAAGACGATGCAGCGCCTCGTACTATAAGTATAACAGGGTCTTCAGACATAAACTTTTTAGCTCAAGCTACCGATAATATAGTTTCTGCTGGAGATTTTGGCCCCACAGTTGCCTTTGTAGGACAATACATACGGGTGGCTAGTACTGCTAGCAATAATGGGATTTACAAAATAACAGCAGTTAATGCGAATACTAATTCCATATCTGTAACTCCTCAGCCTGCAGCAGAAGCAAGTACTAGTGCTGTTATTACAGCTGATATGGTACGAAACGGAGTGGATACTCCTCAAACTTACACTATATTAAAGTTGGTAGAAGGAATAACTGCTCCTGCATATTTTTACTATACAGGTTGTATAGTATCTGCTATGTCATTTAACTTTACTACAGGTTCTATTCTTAATGGAACTATATCTGTAGTGGGTAGAAGTGAAACGGTAACTGAAACGGCAATTGCTAGTTCAACATATACTGCTCCTCCTGCTTATACGATTATGAACTCTGTTCAGTCGTTAGGCAATATATCTATTACAGGTTTATCTGCGGATACTTGTTTTAGTACGTTGAACCTAACGGTTAATAACAATGTAAATCAGGCTAAGTGCATTGGTACCCTAGGTGCACATGACCTAGCTTCGTTTACTCTTGATATTACAGCAGATATTGAGTTGTACTTTGAGGATATTGTTACTTACAACTTGTATAAGAACTCAAGTTCTTTCTCGTTGTCTTTCCAGCTTACCGATGGTGACGGTAATGTAATGGTAGTTACTCTTCCTGCTTGTAAATTTGAGACCTTAGATTCGCCTATTGATGGAAAGGATAACTTCTATATGCTTACAGGTTCGATGAGAGCATTGAGAGATACTACAACTGACTGTATGATACAGTTTGACTTCCTAGACGTGTAATTTAATTCTACAGGAGACCACATAGATGTCTATCAAGATTACCCCGATTAACGAGAATACAGAGCTAGAAGGCGTATGGACTGATTATATGGGAGTACCGTTGAAAATAGCTAGGTGGGGTACTAAGGAATTTACCAAAGCATTTAGACGGTACTCTCGGCCTCATGCTGCCGCTATTAAGAAGGAGAGTTTGACAGAGGAACAGAGTCAAGAGATTATGGTTTGTACTATGGCTGATACAATCTTACTCGGTTGGGACGAGAGTAAGTTTGTTGTACAGGATCAGCGCGTACCATATAACCGAGAGAATGCTAAGGAATTATTGAGGAATGATAGGGATTGTTTTACGTTCGTAATGGATTTTGCGAAGGATATGCAAAACTATCTCATTGAAGAAGTAGAGGAGATAGAGGGAAAGTAGTTGGGCTGTTGACGTGGCAGCTAGAGCACAGCAAGCACGTCAAGTTGTATGAACATCTAGCGGAGCAAGGGAAACCTACTCCGCTGGATTCTCGTCCTGATTTTGATATGGACTGTGCTTGGTTCGTACAGATGTTTAATTCGCTATCAGGATCTAGGTCCATAGGATTTGGAGGAGCTGGGAGTATACCCTTTTCGGAGATAATTAGGTACATTGAAACTTTTGGTACGTTTATAGGTGTTGAAGAAGATATACAGATATTGCAAGCCATGGATAGACAGTTTCTAGAACAGAGTCGTAAAGAAGCTGAAAAAGCTAATGAAAGAGCTAGGCAAAAAAGTCAAGCTGCTAGGAAACGATAATGGCATCATTTACCATACCTATTACTATAACCACAAAAGGCGCAGTAGCCTCTCTTAAAGGGCTAGAAAATGCTGCTAGAAGTACCGCTACTGCTTTATCTAATATAGGTAAAAGTACAGGTATAAATAATGCTGCGCGTGGCCTAGTTAATATGGCCAGCAGGTTAACTGATATTTTCGGATTACTTGTTCGTATAGAAGCAGCTAGATTTTTACAACAATTACCCGGTCAAATTTATGATCTAAATCGACAATTTACATCTTTTGAAAATACTTTATTGACTACTTATGGTAGTGCTGAACGTGTTAGTGAAGAGATGTCTTTTTTACAAGGAGTATCTCAACAACTTGGAACAGATGTAATAGCTTTAACTGGAGGTTACACTAAATTTGCTGCAGCGGCAGAAGCCACTACACTATCAGTAGCAGAAAGTAGAGATATATTTCAATCTTTTTCTCAAGCAGCTACAGTATTACAGTTAGATGCTCAAAGTACTGAGCTTACTTTTAGGGCATTAACTCAGATGCTATCTAAAGGTAAGGTTCAAGCTGAAGAGCTTAGGGGTCAGTTAGCAGAACACTTACCTGGTGCGTTTCAAGTAGCTGCTAAAGCCATGGGAGTTACTACTAGTCAACTAGATCAAATGCTTCGTAAAGGAGAAATACTTGCTACTGATCTTTTGCCTAAAATGGCTAAAGCTATAAAAGAAACGTATGCTTTAGGATTAATTTCTGCTTCTCGTACTTGGGCGGCAGAAGTGGGTAGGTTACGTAATGCTTTTATTGAATTAGGAGCTGGAATAGGAGACGCTATACAACAACCTATGAGGGATTTTACTAGGTGGTTACGTGAAGTGGTACAAAAATGGACGCCTGATATAATTGCAGCTTTTAAAGATATAGGTAATGCAGGTTATGTAGTATCAGGAGAAATAGACAGGCTATCTGGTAGGTTTTCAAATTTTGTACAAGAAGCTTATGGGAGTTTAATTGGTGAAACTCCTAGAGTAGAAGCGGCTTTAATGGATGTAAAAAAGGCTTTAAAAGAGGGTTTAGATTTAAGAGGAGCAGGTGTATTAGATACATTAGCTTTTGGTATAGGTAGAATAGCTAATATGTTTATGTCGCTAGCTTCTCATATAGATGATATTTGGAAATTAGCTGTTGAAAGTACCAAAATAGGTTTTGAATCCGCCATTACGTTAATTAAATTGGGTATGGAAAAGTTTGGAGTATGGCTACGCGAGTGGGTTACTAAAATGGAAGATAGCCTACAAGATTTATCAATATGGAGTGCTTACACTTTTGATGTAGCTGGAGCTATGGCACGATATGGTCCAGATGAAGCGGAATTTAAAGCTTCAGTAGAAGCTAGTAGACAACTACGAGACGAAGCATTTAAAAATAGTGAGGCGTATCAAAAAGCTCAAGAAACTATAAATGGGTTAAATCAGGCATTAATTGATCAAAAAGCGGCTTTAGATGCTGCTAAACAAAGCGTTAGAGATTCTATGCAAGCGCAGTATGAATTAAATAACGCTCAACAGAATTCAGTATATAATACAGTTCAAGCAAATAGAGCTTGGGATGGTTATGTGCAGGTATTAGAAACTGCTAGTTTGGCTTTGGAGCAAAACAGGATATCAGAAGAACAGGGGATATTAATAACCAAAAAAGTTGAAGATGGGGTATTAAAATTAAAATCGGGTCAAATGGAGTACTCAGATTTTGTTGCAAATATATTAACTCCTACTTTGGCTAAATTACAAGGGCTATTTAAAAAGCTTCCCAATGATATAAAAGAAACTGAAGAAGAATCTAAAGAGGCTACCAAAGCTATTGAAAAACTAAATAAAGCTTTCAATAAATTATTAGAAAAAACTGAAGAGGACATAGTAGGAATTGGAGAAGAGATGGCCGTTTTAGCCATTAAGACCCGAGATGTTGGAAAAGAAACAGCGGAAACAGAAAAAGATATAGCAAAAATTCGATTGGCTTATGAGTATTATAATAAGGTACTTGAAGTTAATGGTATGATATTAGAGGCCAATAGATTACTAGAAGAGAAGATTATAAAGCCTGAAAGACACGCAGAATTAATGGCTAAAGCAAAAGCCGTACAAGAAGCAAATGATAGATGGCTAGAGTTAAGCACTACCTTAATAGAAACAGAATATAACTTCAATAAGTTAGAAGAAGCTAATGATAAAGCAACAGAGGCTGCAAAAGAATCCGCTAAAGTATTTGAAGATATAGCTACTAATATACATAGTGCTTTTAGCGATGCTTTCCTTAGTGTATTTACCGGAGCTGAAAACGCATTTAGAGATTTTGCTGGACGAATGAAAGACCTATTTATGCGGCTACTAGCAGATTTAGCTGCTTTAGCTCTATCTCGTACTATTGTTATACCAATAATTGCAACAGTAGCAGGAGAAACAGTAGCAGCAGCGGTTAGTAAAGAATTAGGAGCTGGAGTGCTAGGAGGGGGTGGAGGCGGTGTAGCAGGACAAGTAGGAACTTCTTTATTAAGTACAGCTGGTACCAAGTTAATGGGAGTAGCTGGCGCAGGGTTAACAGGCTTAGGAGGGGCTTTAGGAGGAGGCTTTGGAGGGGGATTAGCTTTAACTGGAAATGCGCTTATGGGCGGGTCTATGTTTGGAGGGATACAATCTGGATTAGCCATAGCACAAGCAGGAGGGGGTATGTTACCCCTTATAGGTGCGGCTATGCCGTATATAGGAGCAGCTTTATTAATAGGTTATGGATTATACAAAGCTTTTGGTAAGAGTAAAAAAGACGTTACTCCTGACCTTTCTATAGGAGCTGCTGTAGGAGGTCAAATAGGGGATATATACGCGGGGGAAGGAGATGTATTTGGTCAAGTAGAATCCGCTTTTGGTAGGTTTGGAGTAGTAACTCAGCATGATGCCTTTACTGATAGCGAAGCGGCTAATCAATTTATGCAAATGCTTAAAGACCTAGCTACTTTTGAAGATAGGCTAGCTGATTTCTTAAGCGACGATGTTGTACAGGCTATTCGCGATGCTTTAGAAGAAGGAGCACAGCGGTTTAAAGCAGAAGATCCAGAAGATTTTGATAAGCTCATACAAGAGTTTTTGAAAGACCGTTTTGATACTATATTTAGTGTTATAGGAGGAACAGTAGAGAAATTCTATCAAATGGTTAGCGCCTCTGCTCCTGATACACTAACGGCTGTAGAATCGGTGTATAATTTGTATACAGCTATAGGTGGACTATCACAAGTAGGAGTAGATGCTTCTAGAGCTATTGAATTACTAAGTAAGACGCAATGGGAAGCTGGAGGGGATCTATATAATTCAATAATGGATCAAATTGAGGCATATGATGGATCTTATGAATCTACTGTAGCTTTAACGGGTAGCCTAGAGCAGTTTAGACAAGCGGCTCTACAAATGTTAGTAGTTATAGACCAAGTACAAAAAGCCGTTACTCAAATGATATCTCAAACTAGAGAGAATATAGTGCTCTCTGGTATGACTGCGGAAGAACAGTTTAACTACTATAGAAAACAAGCAAACGAGTTAGCAAAAGAGTTAGCCACTACTACTGACCCTACTAGGATAGCAGAATTAATACAAGAAATAACTAGGCTAACCGAACTTAGTTGGGGTTTATTAACTCCTGAACAACAAGCTGCTCAAAGACAAGATTATATCAATTACTTAGATGGTATTGAGAAATTAGCTAATGAGCGTTTAGAGTTAGCCAGACAAGAAACGGTTAATGCAGCTAAAGCTATGGCAGATGCGGTAGTATCGGCTATAGAATTAGCGGCACAAGCCTTTATTCCGCCTGCTAACACAATGAATCAAGCAGCTAATATTATGTTAAATGCTTCTGTACAGCCTGTCAGAGTTCAAGTAGATATTCCTGATTGGGCTAGAGACGTTATTTGGTAACTAGGAGAATATTAATATGGCTACCGCAAAAGTTGCAACTACTGCTTCTTGGCAACAAGTAGTTACTAGTGGTGATTATATGGTACAAAATATAGGGCGTTTTCCCGTATTGGCTCATATTGGAGGAGTACCTACTGCGGGTTCTACAGGTTTTTTCTTGGGACAAACAGAAGTTATATCAAGTTCTATAGCTCCTGGAGTAGTGTATGTTAAAAATGCCATTAAAGATAGGAATTCAGCAGTAATAGTGCTTACCGTATAAAGGTAATTAACGTGCCTAAATTGAATTTTAAATTATTGGAAGCTTGTTCTAATGTATTAGGACAAGTTATTAACCCGCTTAAATTTCATGCTTTACAAGCTAATAATTTAGGCATTATGAGGGGAGTGTTAAAAGGAATAGGGGGGTTAACATCTACGCATTCTAGCACTATTTATACGGAAGATCATGAAGGAATACATCGTGAGTTTTTAACAAACGAACCTGTATGGGAAGGCGGACGTGTAGTTAGGAATTTGTTAACATACTCTAATGATTTTAGTAACGCAGTATGGAGTGACACTAACGGAACAAAAACTACAAATTCTTTTACAGCAGACGGGGCTAATGCTACTCTTCTTCAAACAGTTTCTGGATCCTATAATAATGGTATTTTTAGTGTATACATTACTAGATTGGTAGGAACAGGAAACATAGACATTACTGTTGATAGCGGAGGTACTTGGACTACTGTTTCTGTAACAACTACAAAAACTAGATTTTCAATAGCAGGGTCTTCACTTAGCAGTGATACAATAGGAATAAGGATAGTAACAAGTGGTGATTCAGTTAGCCTATATTCAGCACAATTTGAAGATTCTACCGGCAGAACTAGCACTACTATTCCTAGTGAATACATAGAAACCACTACTGCCGCAGTACAAGAAGTATTTGCCCATCAAAACGGGAATAGTGTAGTCAGCAACGTAGTAACAGAAGCTAGAGGAACAAATTTAGCAAGTCCTCCTTGGTTAGCTTATCAACCTGCTTTAACTAATAGTCAAATATACTCTTCTGATTTAACTAACGCCGAGTGGACAGCTACTACAGCTACTACGGCTTATACTTCGGTGGGTATAGCTGGAGCATCTAATTCTGCCACTAGAGTTACTGCTACTAGTGCTAACGGTAATGTATTAGCTAATGCTATAACAGCAGCTAGTGCAACTCACTCTACTAAATGGTACATCAAAAGAATTACTGGTACAGGGACGATAGAATTAACAGTAGACGGGGGTACTACTTGGCAAGATGTTACTTCTCAAGTAAGTGCTAGCTATTCTGAAATAGTAGTAGACCAAGCTACTGTAACAAACCCCCAAATAGGGATTAGGTTGGTAACTTCGGGTGATGCAGTAGATGTAGGTAACGCAGAAAGCCATTTAAATATAAGCAAAGGTCAAATTCGTAATGGCGGCCCGGTATTTACTACCACAACTTCAGCTAATACAGTTGCTATAGATCCGCTTTCATTTAGTCCAAATAACCACGTAAACACTAGTGGGTTGTATTACTTAGAGTGGACTCCTTATGTAGCTACTTCTGAAATTAGCGGGAATAAACAAATACTTAGTTTAGATGGCGCAGCAGGGCTGTTATACTATAACCCCGCTACTTCTGAATTAACCTGTACGGACGGTACTAATACTGTAACTGTTAGCTTAACTACGGTATCTGGTACTACGTATAAAATATGTATAGCCTATGGTTCCAGTTCTTTACGAGTAGGGGTAGGTGGTACTTGGGGTACTGCAGGAAGTTATGATGGCGCCTTTACCGTAACGGGAAATCTGGAATTTGGTAACGATACTGATTTTATACACCTAGCTAGGAATTTTAGGTGGTATAACTATAAATACGCAGATGCTATTACAAATGGTGGAGCGTTAATGTCGTAGAATTACAACATCATTCTCAGGTATAATAATACCTAACCTCTTTAATAGGAGTTAAACATGGTCGCAACAGTCCAAATAGGCGAGAAGAATGGTCCTACTGGTACCCCGGTTTTTACGGACAAGACTACTACTGGTACTATTACTTTCTGTAATACCGATAGTACAAATCCAGGATCTAGCAGCCCCCTAGTTATTCCTACTGCTGGTCTAGAGTATAGCTACGAGAAGTGGACTAGACTTAAGGTTACAGTAGCTCCGTCTGTAAATATCTCTAATTTGAGGTTTTATACGGATGGTACAGATCCTTGGGTAGCTAATTCTGTAAACACGTATGGTAAAGCCGTAGCTTCTTATACTGCGCCTGCACTTGCTACTAGTACAGCAGGTTACTCGCAAATATTTTCTAATTATGTAGTGGCTTCTCCGCTTTCTCTTGGTACTGGTACTTTTACAGGAACGGGAGAAAAGGGAGATCATTGCGTAATGATGATGACGGTAGGCACTGCTGCTAATCCTGGTCAACAAACTGCGGAGACTGTAACTTACGCTTACGATGAGATTTGATAAGTCCTTGTTTTATAAGGAGTTTTTCTAGGGTTCGAAATATAATGGCTCTTTCCTACTCTAGTCATAAAGATTTCGGTATAATAGAGGTTTCTGCTATTTATGGGAGACCTCTTATGGGTATTTGTACCGAACCTGGGTGTACTAGAAAAGCAAATGCAGGACGTGGACTTTGTGGGATGCACTATCAACGTCGTTGGAAAGACGGGACTTTATGGGACATAAAAGAATGGACTAGAGAAGGAAACGGGCTAAAAAGGGATTTTGAAACCAGATGGAGAGAAGACGTTGATAAGAATGGGCCTAATGGGTGTTGGATATGGAAACCGACTAAAGGTGTAAAAGGGTCGTATGGTAAGATACCCGTATGGAATGGTGGTAGACCTACTGAGTTAACTGCGCATAGAGTTGCGTATGAGAAGTTTGTAGGACCGATACCGGAAGGTATGTTAGTTTTGCATAAGTGTAATAACGCTAATTGCGTTAATCCTGATCATTTGTATACAGGAACTCAAAAGGATAATATGCGAGATTTAGCAGAATCCGGTAATCGTAAAGGAGTATGTTGCGGTTCTAAAAATGGTAGGGCTAAGTTGAATTTTGAGATAGCTGAAGAAATACGTAGTTTGTATTCAAACGGGAGAGCCACTCAAAATGAATTAGCTAGGCAGTATAACGTTTCCCAATTTGCTATTTCACAAATAGTGCGTGGGAAGCGTTATAAAGAGCCAAATGTATAGATGAAAGACTTAGGAGACCAACTTTGTCTGATAAAACGAGAGATCGGGGTAAGATTTGGTGGTTAGCTAGTTATCCAAAATCAGGAAATACTTGGGTAAGAGTATTCTTAGATGCCTACTTACGAGGTGCTTTGAATCTTAATCAAATGATGAT